GAGAGGAAAGCAGCTACTATTATAAATTTAAAGCGTGATCCAGAAGAAAAGCGTAAGTCAATAGTAATCAACGAGAGAGGTAGGGATGCTGAGTTTGATGATTTTGAGGTGGAGATTGTTAATGGCTTATTAAGAAAGGTAAATACAATGGATTGTCCTTATTAAATGTTAAATAAATGTTAAAATTGTTAATCGTATTATAAAAATTATTAACTTGCAATCAAAACAATAAGAGATGTACGAATTAGACGAAGATTATTTCAACAGTGCTTATGATGCTTATGAGAGATGGGCAGACTATGCAGATATGTGTAACGAGATGGGTATTAATCCCTTCACTGGTGAGAGGGTAGAGGATGAGTGATAACTACTTATATCAAAACAAAATATTTTGTATATTAGCAAAAATAACGTGATAACAACTTAAATTTAATAAATATGGAAATTACAGGTAAAATTAAACAAATTGGAGAAACACAAACATTCGGGGCTAACGGATTTCGTAAAAGAGAGTTCGTAATTACCACAGATGAAAAATACCCACAGCACATTCCTTTAGAGTGCGTCCAGGATAAGGTTGATTTATTAAATAACTTCAAAGTAGGTCAAGTGGTTAAGGCTACTGTTAACGTACAAGGTAGAGAGTGGACTAACCCACAAGGCGAGGTTAAGCACTTCCTTAGCTTACAAGCATGGTCAATCAATTTATTAGAGGGGGGTACACCTGTTGATGGTGGGTCAGATATAAATTCTTTTAAAGATACTAACGATGATCTTCCTTTCTGATGAATGATTTAATAGGCAAGTTACAAGACTTAAACAGGATAGACAAAGAGTTTAATTACACAATTCAGATATTAAGCACAGGTGAGTTTATCCTACATGGATTATCAAGATCAGACGAGAAGCATATTAGATGTTGTGATTCCCAATGTTTAAGGGAAAAGATGTACGATATTATATTGAAACAATAAAGACCTGGGAGCAGGCTATGGGGAAGCCGTAAAGCTCCTGGGCATTTTAAACCAACTAAAAGATGATTGATGTGGAAGAATTAGAATACTGGAAAAAAAGATGTGAATTAGCTGAAATGTACATAGATGAAGTCCCTTGTGACTCTGATATAACTATGAATCAATTAGCAGCTTATAGTGCTTGGAATCATTTTAAAAACTTAACTACATCTTTTGTTATAGAGCAAAACGAACAGTTGGTTTGCGAGCATAAATACCAAAATAATGTTTGTGATTCCAGAGGTGTTATGAAATGTATAATGTGTGGGCGAATGAAGCCAACTAAAAGATAATTAAGATGAAAAGCAAAGTTGAGGAACGAATACCAATAGTTAGAATTATATTTAAGTCAAAACCTGATTTAATTTTATTAAGAAGTGAGTATGATAAATATAAAAACTTATTTGGATTTTCTAAAGAATATAATGTATCTCTTAAAGATATTTATAGAGCGAAGAGTGAATTAATAAACCCTAAAGACTTTCCTAAAACGGCATGGGAGGGGTAATAAGTTAAACCAACTAAAACATAAATAAGATGAATACAGAACAATTTTATACAATAAGGAACTATCCAAGATTAGACCCATTTGATAAGAAGGTAGCTAAGTTTACATATTATGATATGTTAGATTTTGCAGAATATTACGCTAAATATAAGTTAAATAACAATGATATAACAGCAGAAGAAATAATTAAAAAATATCCAAGCGTTAAAATTGGATTAGATGATCATTACGGCAGACAAACAGTTTTAAATATGATTAATGAAGCGTTAAACCAACTAAAAGATAATTAAGATGAGACACACACTATGGGAGAGACTACTCCCACAAGCAAGAGAGTTGATAGAGGGTTCTTTAAACAGATACCCAGCAACAACAGAGGTTATAATGAACTCTTTAAAAGACAATAAATACCATATGTGGTCAGAGCTACCTTACTATGTAGTTAGGCTATTGAGCGAGGCTATATTCGGCATAGGAGGTATAGAGGAAGATGAGATAAACACATTATTTGAAAAGTATTATGAACAGTAAAGATAAAGCATGGCAGTTATTACAGACCATTGAATCTGTTTATATAATGGATGTTAACTATGATCCAAACAAGACTAAACAATGTGCCTTAATATGTGTTGATGAGTTGATTAAAGAAATAAACAAGTATCAACACGAAAATTTAGCAGATATTCAATATTGGCAAGAAGTTCAACAAGAAATAGAGAAGCTATGAGTAATCGGCATTTAGAGAAGAACGAGACAATAGTAATAGACTATGGCCCAGGAAAGCAGAGATGGGTAGGGTCGTGGGATCAATTCAAAGTTACTAATCCAAAGTCAAAGGTACATAGGGTTGAAACGCTACATGATTATAAGAAAAGGATTAAGCCATTGAATGGGTAACTTAATAAATATAGAAATGACACCAGAAGAATACTTTAAAAAATGGGCTGAAAATTGTAGAATATTTATAGACTATAAACCAATACATAGCCATGAAGATATGATGAAGTTTGCAAAAGATTACCATACTGAGCAATTACGTAGAGGTGTTGTTAGCCAACAACGTGAACTGTTAATTGCGTTTGCTAAATATATGGAAGAAGATAAAAGACTATCAATTCAAGGAAGAAGAGAATTTGATGACTTTTTAGAAAAGTACAGCAATTAATTGTGGCTAACGGTTTGTGTATGTGCAGTAAGGCTATGCACGTACATTGAATCGAAGAACTAAAGTTAATTAGCCTTATTACATATACACTTTGTTAGCGTTTCGTTTTTTGAGCGTTGGCATTAAATAACTAAATTATGGCAAAACTACCGTGGTATTTAAAAGAAGATGGAAAACCAGAATTAGAAAACGGCAAATACATACACAACATAAAAGTGCATTGGATTTATAGATTATATACTAAAATTAGATATGTAATAAATGTGTGCGTTGGCAAATGAACGCTAACTACTTATATCAAAACAATCAACACAGCATATCAGATAATTTAAAGGGATAACAATGGAAAGAGACATAAATAAACTAATGACAAAGTTAAGGAAGCGTAGAAAGGCTGCTGAAAAGAAAGCAGAGGCTTCAAGGGAGGAGACAGAGAGGTTATTGTTAGAACTAAGAAATGAGTACGAAAGAACTAGATACCATAGCAACCCAGAGGTAAGGAGAAAGAAGATGGAGACAGCTAACAAGTGGAAAGCAGATAATAAAGATAAGTATAATGCCTTAATGGCTAGGTACAGAGAGAACAACAGAGAAAAGATAAATGAGTATGCTAAGGAATGGATGAGGAATAAGAGAGCCTCAATTACTGATGAGGAGAGAGAAAAAAGAAATGCTTATCAACGTGAATATATGAGAAGAAAAAAAAATAAAAAGTAAACTCAAAAATAATTTTTAATTTATTAAAGGGGGGTCGGAAAAATCTGATCCTCTTTTTTTTTGTGCTGAATTTATTAAAGGGGGGTTCTAAAATTTTTCTCCATTTCATAAAGGGGGGGGTCAATTTAATAAAGGGGGGGGTGATCCTAGCTAATCAAAACTTTAACAAAATATTAACATAATTACAATTTATTTTTTGTATATGTACGCACGCTATTCTATTATAAAGGCAATGATCCATAAGTGTTAATGAAATGTTAAAGAAATGTTAAAATGCAATAAAAGTTTTTTTATTCGGTTTATGGTTGTATCTTTACTAAGAATTTAAAAACAAAAATTATGTATAACATGGATTCAAATTTAGTAGCAAACGTATTAAGCCACCCAGCAACGATAATCTTTTTAATGGTAGTGGCCATTGCAGTTCTTCAAGGATTGCACAAGGAATTTAAAAATTATATTAACAAATAAAACTTATTAAGATGAAAACAAGAATAAGCGACAAGGAAATCCAATGGCTTAAAAGTGTTACTAAAGAGCAACTTTATTTGATGTATAGGGATAATAAATATTGTTCTTGTGATATACCTAGCACTGATTTTAATCGAGCATTTTGCTTTAAATGTAAGAAAGAGTTAAACCAACTAGAACTATAACATGGAAGATACAATTGAAAACGAAATTATCAGACTGATTGGCACTGTACCAGAGTCAATTGAAAAGAGCCTGGAGGGGGACTCAATTGAAAAGATTTCCGGAACGGTCTCAATTAAAAAGAAAAATAATAATAATTATAAAAAAGGAAATATGATAGATAGAAATGAAATATTAGAAATAGTTATGGAGAATGTTATTAATAATAGCACTCCTATAAAAGGTGGTACAGATAGAGTTATATCATTTGATAGTTTTATTGATAATATGACTAATAACTTAGTTAAAAAATTAAAAAAATGTGAATAACATTTGGTAGTGTAAGAATCTTTGCATACATTTGCTGAACTAAATAACTATAACATGAAAACTACAATAAAAGAAGAATTAACAGCTTACATTAATAACTTAATTAATGACAGAGTATTAACTGAAGAAAATAAAGATGAATGGCATTATTTAGCCTTTAACCAAGATTATTATATGATTTATTACTACGAGGCAAGCGAATGGTTAAAGAGGCATGAAATTGATCCATTTGAAGCTATTGAAATAGTTATTAATTATAACCAGGATAACTTTGGAGAAAACAACACCGATATAAATAGTGTTTCTATTGTTAATATGTTAGTTTATATCTATGGTGAAGAATTAATTTATTCCTGTGAAACTATTGAAGAACTTAAAAACCTATAACCATGAAGAAAGAAGAAAAAATATACAATCCCGATGTTGAACAAACCTACTTTCAAAATATAGTAATTGAAGTTAATAAACATAACTTTGAGAACGCTGCAAAGATATATAATGAAGCTGGCTTTTGTGGAATAGACTTAATAGCAATAAATGACTACGCAAAAGAATATGGTAATTTGTATTACAATGTAGACAAAAAAGAAAATGATCACGTGAGATACTTAGAAAATCCTAATCACTTAGTATTAATCGTAGAAAAGGCAAACGAACTTAAAAAACAAATAAGATGAAAACAATAAATGATAAGCCAATAGGTACCTGTAATAGATGCAAATCTTTAGTTTATAAATCTAATAATAAAGAATACTCGGCACAATGTTTTGAACATGATGAGGATTTATTTGATTTTGAATGGACACCATTAAATTAATAACAATTTAAAAACAAATAAGATGAAATACACAAGCGGAAAAAATTGGAAATTTTGGATAAATAAAGATAACTTTAAAGGTAATTTAAAATTTGTGAAATGTACTAAAACTAATTACGGGTATAAAGTTAATTTGATGACTAATTATATAACACTTTACACAAAGTATATATATGTAAATGAAGATAATTCTGCAAAAATTGTAACTAAGGTAGATCAAAACTATAGGGCAAAATACCAATATACTTTATATCATGATTTGAAAGGTAATAGAATAGATTGCGAAAATAACACAAGGAAAGAATTAAAAATATATAAAGAACTAAGAAAATGAATGAAATAAAAATAGCCTGGGTTAAATTTATAATCCTTACAGTAATAACAATAATATTAATCACTTTAAAAATAACATTATGAAATATACAGAATTTTACAAATTAAGTACAGGATATAAAGCAGGATCAATACCTCCTATTTTTGATGTCAAATATATTAAGCCGATACCAGCCGTTGGAAGTGATTCAATAATGTATCATGACGGAAGATATTGTATAGAAACAATTATAAACAAATCCTATGAAAGATTAGCTAAATTAGGAAAACACTATATAGGATTTAAAATAATTGAATCAAATAGCATATTAAATAAAGGTAGAACACTATACTCAAATATAAATCCTATGATATAAACACCATTAACATACTTAAACAGTATATAAGCCTCTAATTAAACGTTAGGGGCTTTCTCTTTATATATACCTTTGCCTATATACGTTTATATACCATGAGCAAACAAGATACAATACATACCTTATACAGCCAATATAGCATCTCCATTATATTAGGCAATAAGGATCAAGCTGTAAGATACTACCAAGAATACCTAATAGAATGTAGCAACACAATACAAGTACTTAACCTACCTATATACAACAACTAACTATATAAGCATACATATACGTATAAGCTCATATAAGACGTTCTAAGCATAGCTATATACATAGTGAGTAGATAAGACCTAAATGTAAAGAAAGTGTAAGAGAATGGAAGAAAAGGATGTTAGGAGCGAAGTTAAGCCAATATTATATACTACAAATGTAATCAAACTAAGTGACGGTAGGATATTGATTGAAGTAGTTAGAGTAAAAAAATAAACAATTCTTCCACTCTAAAAATATAACAAATTGTTATAAATTTAAACAATTATTTGTTCATCTTATTGGATTACAGAGTTGGACAATAACCTACCTAATTACTTAACTACTTGATAATCAGTTATAGCATTTGTTCTATAATTACTATTATGTTAAGTAGACCCCCCCCGTCATATTTTTGCGTGAAATAGGATGCTTAAGCAAGTAGGGTACTACCCTCGACAAAAAGGGGATTTTCACCAATCCATAACCTCCTCATTATCAGCACATGAGTCTACTTTCCTCACCGTATGGAGACGACTGTATGGTATGTGCAAATTTTGCATATATTTGTAAGGTTATGTTCTTATAATTCGTTTCTGATATAAGGCAATAGTCTTACTTCGTGATTCGCGAACTGCAAATGTTTGTAACAGAGTAGGGGTTATTTTGCATATTGCTAAATAATAACCATGTATAAAACGTTACTATATTAGTAACTAAAAGGATATACTATGAAAGATAGTCCAGGGAGGGGTCAACCTCCGAAGTATAAAGATGTAGAGAGTTTCCAAAAGAAGATAGACGAGTATTTCGACAGTATTTATGATAAGGCTAGTGGTAAGTGGTTACGGCCTCCTACTGTTAGTGGTATGGCTATATTCTTAGGTTTTTGTGATCGTAAGAGTATGTATCATTATAGGGATAAGGATGATTTTTACAGGCCTGTTAAGCGTGCTATTGGTATGGTTGAGGCTTATAATGAGGAGAAGGCTGCGTTGGGTCGTGGTGCTGCTGGTAATATCTTTATATTGAAGAATTTTGGATGGACAGACAGGCAGGAGGTAACGAATGTTGGTGATGTTGGTATTACTTGGAACGAGGAACGAACTTATAAAAAAGAGGATGAGAAAGGGCAGGATTCAGATTAGCAATGAGCTTTACGTTAATGAGTATGATGTTGTTAAGGCTATATTCAAGTGGGTTCGGCCCACACATATTGAGTTTGAGCAATGGAATGGTGTCAAATGGATTATATGGGGTGAGTCTGATAAGTTTGATGATGTAGTAGAGGGTTCTGAGATTCCTTTGTATGATGTTGAAATTGCAACCTCAGATGGAATTGATAGGATTTATACATTTGTTAAGATATGAAGCTGACGATAAAGCAGAGTAAAGCCTTAGATGTTTTAGAGGACAATGAGACTACTGAATTGTTATTTGGTGGTGGTGCTGGTGGTGGCAAGAGTGCGTTAGGTTGTTATTGGGCGATTAAGATGTGTTTGAAGTTCCCTGGTATTCGTGGTTTGATAGGTCGTGCTAAGTTTAAGACTTTGAAGGATACTACATTAAAGACGTTCTTTGATATATGTCGTTTACAGGGTATTGAGAAGGGTGTTCACTATCGTATTACTGGGCCTAATGACACTGAGAATCCTAACTCTATTGTTTTCACTAACAGGAGTGTTATCTACTTAAGGGATTTATTCACTTACCCATCCGATCCTGACCATGATGAGCTTGGTTCGCTTGAGATTTCATTTGTATTTATTGATGAGGCTAATCAGATTACTGAGAAGGCTAAGGGTGTCGTAAAGAGTAGGGTTCGTTACCGTTTGGATGATTTCGGTATTATGCCTAAAATCTTAATGACTTGTAACCCTGCTAAGAATTGGACATACAGGCAGTTTTATATTCCTAATAGGGATAATACTATTCCTGTTTATCGCAAGTTCATACAGAGTTTATTAAAGGACAATGAGTTTGTTAGCAAGCATTATGGTGAGAGTTTATTAACGTTAGATTCTAGTAGTAAGGAGAGGTTGCTTCATGGTAACTGGGAGTATGACGATGATCCATCTGCTCTTATTAGTTTTGAGGCTATCACTGATTATTTCAAGTCTGCTCACTTAAATAGCACTGGAAAGATGTATATGACCATTGATGTTGCTCGTAAGGGTAAGGACAACACTATTTTTCGTGTTTGGGATGGTTGGATATGTATTTACAGGTTTAAGATAGATGTTAGTGGGTTGGATGTTGTTGTTGAGAAGGCGAGGCAATTACAAAAGGAATTTAACATACCTTTATCTAGGATTATAGCTGATGAGGATGGTGTTGGTGGTGGTGTTGTTGACTTCTTGAGGTGTAAGGGATTTGTAAACAATAGTAGACCGTTGAGGGAGATTGTTGGCGAGAGCTATGTTGTACCAAATTATGCTAACTTACGTTCTCAATGTGGGTTTAAGATGGCAGAGATGATTGAGCGTAGGCAAGTTGGTGAGATATGTCGTGATCAGTCTGTTGTTGACTTAGTTTCTGAGGAAATGGAGCAGATTAAACAAAAGAATATAGATAAAGAGGGGAAAATTGCTATTATAGGAAAAGACGTTATAAAGACGAATATAGGGCGTTCACCTGACGAGTGGGATTCGATTATGATGCGTTATTGGTTCGCACTTCAACCAAAAGTATTTACATTTTAAGATAATGTTATGGGATTAATAGGAAATTTAAGAGAATCAATAGCTAAGATGTTTGGTACTAATAGCCGAACAATGTATAATGCTTTCAATGATGCTTTTATGGAGATTGGTGGTGGTTATGCACCTTACGATGTAAGTATGAAAACATATTTGGAGGAGGGTTATAATACTAATGCTATGGTGTTTAGTGTTATCAATGCTATGGCTAACAAAAGTTCTACTGTTCCGATATATGTACGAGAGATAAAGAATGAGGAGGCTTATGATGGATTAAAGAAGCTACGAAATGCCACAGGTTACGATATGGCACTCACACAGAAGTTAAAACACTTATCACTGGAAAGTAAGGCTTTTGCCGACCAGGTAGCACCATTGCCTCTTAAAAAACCTAACCCTTACCAAACATGGACTGAGCTTGGTCAGCTTTACAAGACTTTTATACGTATGACTGGTAATGCTTACTTTCTTATTGAGTCTGCCGATGATGGTATGAATAAGGATGAGCCAAAGGCGCTGTATATACTTCCTAGCCACTTAATGAAGATAGTTGTTAAGGATGGCGTTTCTATGGTTGGCATGGAGAACCCAGTTAAGGAGTATATGCTTATTGAGGGTAATCAGTCAATAACGTTCCCATCTGATAAGGTCATCCATGTTAAGTATGGCAACCCTAACTACTCAGAGGATGGAGAGCATCTTTATGGGTTTAGCCCACTTAGACCACTACTTAAGAATATTCAGTCGTCTAACGATGCTATGGAACTTAATGCTAAGACATTAAAGAGTGGTGGTGCATTTGGATTCATTCATGGCAAGAATGTTCCTATTACGGAGGAGCAAGCACAGCAACTTAAGCAAAGACTTATTGAGATGAACAATGACCCTGGCGACTTGGCTAGGATCGCTGGTTCAAGTGCTGAGATGGGCTTTACAAGGATTTCGCTTACTGCTGATGAGTTGAAGCCTTTTGACTACTTAAAATTCGACATGAAGCAGATATGTAATGCTTTAGGGTGGTCTGACAACTTAATGAACAATGATGATGGAGGTAAGCATGATAAACAGCAAGAGGAGAGAAAGAGGGTGGTCACTGACAATATAGTACCAGACCTTAAGCTACTTATAGAGGCACTCAATGATGAGTTCTTACCACGATTTAAAAAGTACAAAAACTATTGCTTAGAGTTCGATATTATGGAACTCCCTGAGATGCAAGATGATGCTAAGGAGCTTAGTGAGATTATGTTTGAGGGTGTCAGGATGGCAGTGTTCAATCGTAATGAGGCTCGTAAGGCTCTTAATTGGCCAGAGAAAGAAGATGAGGCTATGGAGAGACATACACTATCGTCTGACGTTATTAGTTTAGATGAAGCGATAGACAACGATTTTAACGGTAATCAGGGTAATCATGGGTTTGAACAAGAGGAGAGGCCGACTGGAGATTCAGAGCGGATGGATTCAGTCAATGGAGACTGATATTTTAGTAGCTTTGTTTGGTGATTTTTATCCTTTATGGATAGATTATGCAGGCGAAGGTTATTTAGAATATCATGGGCTGTCAGAGCATTTTAGAGAGATTGAAGATGATGATGACGTTCCACTCTATTGTGCAACTGTAATTCTAGGCGATGAATATAACTTTATTGAATTTGAGGAAATTGTCGAAGCAAGATAAATATAGAGAGAAGTATCTCAGGTGGCATAAGACCTATGAGAAGCGTGCTACCACTGAACTACTAAAAGTATTTAAGGGTTGGACAAAAGGTATGATGATTACTGGTCAGCCTAATCAATGGGTACACCAATTAGACGATCAGTTTGATGAGGAGGACTTGATTAAGGCTTATGTTAAGATATATACAGAGATTGGCTTAAAGCATGGTCAGAGGATAGGTAGGGCTGCTAATATGCAGAAGAAAGACTTTAATCCTGACTTCTTTAAGGAGTTCTACGAAAGATATGTTGCTTTATACTTGCAACAGAGTGGTATGGCTAGGATTTATGATGTTAGGAATACATTTATATCTTTTATAGCTGAGATGCTCACTAGCAGACAAGTTAACAGTATGTTTGGTGATGCACCAGACGCTTCTCGTGTCGCCACTTGGATACAGAATCAAGCACGTAAGCGTAATTTTTTCCGTTGGCAAGCGTTACGTATAGCGAGGACAGAAAGTACAGCAGCGAGCAACTTAGGTGGTTTAAATGCTATAAAAGACTCTGGTTACGTTATGGATAAGATATGGGTATCTGCTCAAGATTCAAGGACTAGGAAAAACCCTGATGATTGGTTTGACCATTACCACATGAACGGTAAAAGTGTTCGTGCTGATAGTAAGTTTGAGATGTCGTCTATGAAAGGTCACGTTGACCATTTAGAGTACCCAGGCGACCCAAAAGGACATCCATCAAATATTATAAATTGCAGATGTACGTTAATATATAAACCAAGGAAAGTTGATGGTAGGTTAGTACGTCAATAAAATTAGAATTATGTACGAGAAAAAATCAATAGTAGGAGAAGTAAAAGATTTAGACCTAAACAAAAGGATAGTAACAGGTTATTTATCAGCATTTGATAATAAAGACCATGTAGGAGATATTATCATTAAAGGGGCTTTTACTAAATCATTAGCAGAGAGAAAAGACCAAATATTCTTTCTTAATCAACATAATTGGGATCAGCCACATGGTAAGTTCAACATACTCCAGGAGGATGTGAAGGGACTCTATTTCGAGAGCAACCCACTCGTTGACACTACCTATTCATCTGATCTCTTAAAATTATATGATGCTGGTATCATAAATGAACATTCAATAGGGTTTCAAACTATAAAGGATGAGGTCAAGTCTGATGCTAGGATATTAAAGGAACTAAAACTATACGAGGGTTCTAATGTTACGTTAGGTGCTAATCCAGAAACTCCATTCATGGGTATGAAGGCAGGCACTAAGCGAGCATCTGACCAAGTAAAGAGAATATTAAAAATGCTAAGGAGTGGTGACGTAACAGATGATACATTCGTTTTGTTAGAGATCGCTTTAAAGCAATATGAAACAGAATTAATACAGTTAGGTAAGAAAACCGTTGAGCCGCCAACAAGCACTCAACAAGAGCCGTCACAGAACACTCAGTTTGAAGATACCTTACGCAAATATTTAAATTTATAACGATGAACGAAGAAATTAAAGGTTTGTTAGATGAGCTTCAAGCAAATATTGAGGGTAAGTCAAAAGAACAAATCGAAAACGAGATTAAATCTTTGGAAGTAAAGTACGAGGAATTGGTCGAAACTAAGGCTGCTGAGCTTAACAAGAGTGTTGAGGAAATTAGAGCTGAGAATAGTGAACTGAAAGCTAACTTGAACCTTGTTGCAGAACAAGCGGATAAATTAGACATTAAAATGCAAGAAAATAAGAAAGTTGTAGAGAATAAAAGTGTCGATCCTTTAAAGGAAATGATTACTAAGAATTATGATGCTATCAAGGATGTTAGAAAAGGTAAAGCTGTTGAGATTAAAGCTGTTGGGAATATGACCCTTACTGCTTCTCTTACTGGTGATCAACCAAGAGACTATAACTTCGATGTTGTATTGCATCCTAACCAAAAGGTGAATGTAGCTGATTTAGTTCCATCTATTTCTATCTCTGGAGGTACTTATACTTTCGTTAGAGAAGGAACAGTAGAAGGCTCTATTGCAACTCAAACTGAAGGGGCTGACAAATCACAAATTGATACTGCATACAGTATGATTGACGTGAATACAGACTTCCTTGCTGGTTACGCTGTTTACTCAAGAAAAATGAAGAATAACCTTCCTTTCTTGGAATCAGCACTTCCACAAACTCTACGTAGAGAATACTGGAAAGCTGAAAATGCTGCGTTCAATACTGTACTTGCCGCAGGAGCAACTGCTTCTACTGAGGTGATTACAAATCAGAACAAAGTTGAGATGTTGATTGCTGAGATTGCTCGTTTAGAAGGTGGGGATTATTCACCTAATGCAATCGTAGTTCCTACTGCTGATTTCTATGACATTCTTGTTACAGAAAAATCAACTGGAGCTGGATATGGCTTGCCTGGTGTTGTTACTTATGCTGGTGGACAATTAGCTATCAATGGTATTCCTGTTGTTAAAGCAAACTGGCTAACTGCTAACAAATATTTCGTAGGTGATTGGTCAAGAGTTCGTAAAGTTGTTACTGAGGGATTAGGTCTTGAATTTAGCGAAAGCGATGAAGATAACTTCAGAAAAAATAACATTACTGCAAGAATCGAAGCCCAAGTAGCTTTAGCTATTGAGCAACCTCTTGCTGTTATTTATGGTGACTTTACTGCGGTATAATGGATGGTGATCTGATTTAGTTCAGAATATGTTTGACCCTCATCGTAAATGGTGGGGGTTTTTTATATATTATTTTTCCGTAAATTGCGTTATAATAATAACTTCAACAAAATATTATGGCTAAGGTAAAAAAGCAATTCTTCTGTGTCAAAGAGAAAAAGACTTACTTCGTAGGTGATGATTACAAGGGAGAGAGAAAAGACCTTTCTCATGTACTAGAAATGGAAGATAAAGGACTTGTTCCTAAAACAAGCACCAAGAAGAGACCTGCTAAACGCAAAACTAAAAGATAATGGCATTTATAGACGTAGTAACATTAGCTGAGGCTAAATCATATTTAAGGGTAGACGATAGCTTCACAGCAGATGATGCAATGATAACAATACTTATTAATGCTGCTGGGGATATGATAGAGAAATACACTAACCACTTACTGTACGCAAGGGAAAAGACGTA